AATTGGTAAGAGTAGATTGCCATGTTCCTAAAATTGTTGCTATTTTAACTTTTTCTGTTAATGTTTCTTCTGTGTCGTCTTCTCTTACAACAACTTCTGTTAAATTACAAAATTCTCTATCTCGTAAAATAATTTCAGAGCATGGATTAGTCCCAAATTTATAGTTAGGGTCTCTTCTGTCTTCTAATTTTCTTACTGTATCCTGGGCCGCCTTGCGATTAAATATACCTCTTTCGCCAGACTTACTTTTATAGAGAGATAACCATTCTTCCATGAATGTTCCAATTTCAGGTTTTTCTCTGTATGCTACTGAATTGTTTGATAATGCTCTTTGTGGATTTTCGTACCACCATTGGCCTTGTTTTGCATCTCGCATCCTTTCGTCCGTAAGCGAAGATAAACTGATGAGGGCACTTCTTCGTACTCCCCCGACAACAACAACTTCTGCAATTTTACAGATGATATCATGGACTTCGATGGAATTAAGTTTTCTGCCAGAAGATTTCTTAAAGATTTCCACTGTGAATCTAAACAAGTCATCCAGTGGTTGTGGTCCGCTAGCACGACCACCAAAAGTTTTAAGTCTTGCGCCCGCAGGTCTAATTCTTGACAAGTCCCATTTTGGAACTTGACCTCCAATAAGTAACGACACAAGTTCTTTGTATGACTTGGCCCAACCCAACTTACTATCTTGTACCACAATTGTTGTATCACTATCTTCAAATTCCTCTGAAATTGTAGGCAGTTTATTAATAAACTCCCTTTCAACACTGAACCCCACACCTGTTCCACACATTAAAATATAAAGAATTTCATCAAACGAGCGAACCCTTTCGGCAGAAACATAAGAACAATTATAACCTGCTACATTATCTCTTTTAAGTGCTTCTCCTGCCGTCATTAATGCCCGCATTGAGGGCATTACTGAGAGGGTTTTTATCTGTCCACTGATAACTTCTATTTCATTTTTATTTAATTTAAAATCATAATTATCTTTAAGGTGTTCTACAAAAAAATCAAAATATCTATCTATCGTTTCTTCCCAAGATTCTCTTCTTTGTTCACTTTCAACCCATCTGGAGTATCTGGAAAGGTGAATAAAATCTTGATACAGTGTTGGTAGACTCATAATATAAAATCCTCTTTATTTAAATACTGTGTAACATTATATATCATTTTTTATTATCAGAGAACTCTGTCTTTTTTATGATATTCTTTACAGACTTGACGGTTTCAAAATCCCAATCCTTAACTGCTTGCCTTTCAATCTTCAGAAGCATTTCTTTTAAATCGTTTAATTCTTTTTCGTTTAATTTGATAATCATATCTTTCTCCAATCTTGAAATCTCAATTTCGCTTCCAATCCATTATATGTATTCTCATCAATAATATTTTGAATCTTACGAGTAGATAATCTGTATGCCATATCATTTATATCTTTTTCTTTAATATTATCTGGCCATATACAAACATCTCTCCCCATTTCAATTAACTTTTCAATATAATTACATATTTGTTCATTTCTTGGTTCATTGTCAAGTATAAATGTCATAGGCGTATCTTTAAAACGAGAAGGAATATTTTTCAATGCACCGGCACCTACCATTGCAACTGCGTTGTTAAGGAACAGGCTGTCAAGGGGACCCTCTACAACATAAATTCTTTTATTTGGATTAGTCCGCCATTTGCCATACCATAGCCGGTCTATACTTTTATCATATTTTACTGTGATGTATTTTAATGTTTCTCTTGCATTAACTTCGTCTTGCATAGTTAATGAACGACCTTGACATGCAACAACATCACCATAACTGTTGAAGAAAGGAATTACTAATCTTTCTTCTTTTCCGGCCAAATTAATTTGTGAATCTAATTTCTTAACGAAACTTGGAAAGTCGTCTGTATAGTACAGCAACTTCCAATGTTCTTTTGGAATGATTCTCATGTTTGCAAACTTTACTGCAACATGGTCAGAAGGCAATGATGCAAGACACTGAATAGAATCTAATATTTCATCCTTCTTTTTAAACTCTGGTTTTTTACTTAATAATCCGAACATATCTTTATTTTCTTTTGGTACTACCTTTTTATCTTCTCCACTCTTCCATCTTTCTAAAGAATATTCCTTTGACAATTGGAACGAAACTTTCTTCAAAAAGTTATATAGGTTGCACCCAAACCCACAATTATGACATTTATAGAAATAAGAATTTTGTTTTTGGTAGAAGTATCCTCTTGCTTTTGTTTTATTTTTTGTTGAATCTCCGCAAATTGGACATGAGCAATTTGCTAAATCATTTTTCTTCCATTTAAAATTTCTTAGTAGTGTAGATACTCTATTAATATAAGTTTGGTCGATATACGAACTCATTTAAATTTTCCATTGTGTAAACTTTTCAGAATACTTTTCTGATTCTTCTTTTTCTGGTAATCCTATATCTCCTGCGAATCCAGTTCCTATTAAATTCTCATGTTCTAAATTTGCAATATCAGATAATTTCATTTTCGATTTGTCTACACCAATTATAAATTTCCTGTTTGACACAACATCGTTATAACGATTCTTCAATTGCTTCACAAGTAGTTGACCTTTCTCGTCAAGTTCTTCTGTAGAAACAATAGCAAACATAAAGTCTGCTGTTGCAGGAAGACCAAATGATTCAGAGGTATCTTCTAATCCAACATCAGTGTTTGCAAAACCGCCTCTGTTAGTTTGTGTTGCAGAGAATATTGGAAGGTTTTTCTCTACTGCCAATCCACGAAGTTCTTCTGCAATTGCCTTGACATACATGTATGAGTTTACATTCGCACCGTTCTTAAATCTTGCCGCGGCGCAGATGTTCAGGTAATCTATAAAAACAATATCAGGAACAAATTTCTTTTTTAACTTTAGTTCATCCAGAAGATGTCTAAAATGATTTACATTTGCCGTAGCAGTTGGATACTCTTTAATAATAAGTTTTCCACTACACCCCATAGTTGCATTTGCAAGTTTCTTTTCGTACATAGGCTTGGGCAAACTACGCAAATCATCCATACTGATATCCATAAGGTTTGCATCAATTCGTTCTGCAATTCTTTCTTCCGCCATTTCGCAAGTAATGTATAATACATTGTAGTTTTGTGCGAGGCATGATGCCGCGTGATGGCACATGAATAAAGACTTACCAACACCTGTTCCCGCCATAACTATGTTTAATGTTTTCTTTGGTACACCATTTGCGGTAATAGTATTAAATAGTTCAAGGTCAAATTCAATCTTATCTTCTTTTTTGTGGTAGAAGTCGTATCGTTCGTCTGAATCTTCAATATAATCGTGACCGATATGAGTATCAAATGCTACTGCAAGTGCATCAGAAAGAATAGATGGTATTGCATTTTCAGATTGTGATTTACTTTTACCATCAATAATATGAATGGATTCTAGAATAGCATTGTAAACTGCCTTTTCCTTGCAAAATGCTTCTGCTTCATTAATCAACCATTCTGCATCATGAGCATCTGACAATTTAAAAATTTCAGTTATAACATTTTGGCATTTCTTTTGTTCGTCTTCATTGTGTGGCAGTTTACCGATTGCAATAGAAATTGCTTCCTCGGAAGGAAGTGAATTATATTTCTGAACATATTCGTTTATGGTTTTGAATATAGTTTTATATTCATCCTCATGAAAATATTCATCTTTCAAAAAAGGGATTGTCTTTCTTGAAAATTCCTCATTACAAACTAATGAATTTAAAATTACTTTTTCAATCTTCATTTTTTTCTTTGAATTTTAATAAATCAGGACTTTCTGCTAATGTTGTTTCTATAATATCAACAATAATATCTCCAAGAAAATTATGAAATTCTTCATCTTCTTTTTCTATTTCAATATTTTTTGGACATTCTACCAAATCATATTCATAATTTAATGTAGCAGACTTAGAATCATCTGATGTTTCATCAAAACTTATTCTGCCTATAGAAACCACTATTCCGTTATATTTTTCATCCAAAAGTTTAACAAATCCATCTTGGTTTGCAACTTTTCTATATTTCTTTTTAATATCATCCATCTTCATTCTCCAATTCAACAGTTTCTTCTGTGTTACCATATTTAAATTCTTTTGCAACTGCAACTTCAAGTTTTTCCATAACTTCATCCGTAAAGTATTTCTCTGGGTCGTTATTAATTGATTTCTCAAATGCTGTTTTACCGTCTGGCAATTCAATACGAGTAGAAACCTTTTTGAAAATG